GCAAATGCAGTTAAATCGACTTGGATTTTATTGCTTTGAACAGGGCTGTTTCCATCCTTATGGTCAGTATCGAAGTAATATTGTCCATCATAGCAAACAGTGCTTTCACCATTGATTATAAGCTTGGAAAGTAATTGAGCCCAATGTGAATTGGTGCGATCAGCTAATTCATTAATTCTAACCTCAATTTGACCAGTTTTATCACGCCTTAAATCAACTAAAGGAATTTCTAAAGTTGCCTCAAAATGTTTATTTTCAATGGTTAATCCATTAGTGGTGAAGCCTTTTGCCTGTCTGCCACCAACCCAGTTTCTCATAACCGGTACTTGACCTAGCCATTTATAGGTTTCTGATTCCTGATCAGAAGTAAAATAATTTGAAACTGCCTCAACCCAAGCCATGCCTGATTTTTGATTTAGTCTCTTGTAATAACGGCCAATAATAGCCCTTGATGATAATTCTGCTAAACTCATGATATTTTCTTTAAATTGATTGTTATTAGATTTAAGCTGGAGTCACTCTTGCTACGTCAAAATCAACGATGACTTCATCGCCTAATTGATGCCTGATAATTTGACCGATATAAACTGATGAAGTATTGGATAGGGTAAATGTATTATCATCAGTGGCATAAATGCTTTTACCAACATCAGTTAAGGCGGCACCACTTAATTCCAAAGTGACATTTCCTCTTCTTTTTACTCTGATATTTTTTTCACCATCAGAAGCGTTAGTAGCATCAATGTTATCCTCAGCAAAACCCAAGAATTTATCGCCAACTTGCAAATCCCTGACATAACCAGAAGCAACTTCTAAGCCGACAGCCGCACCCTGATAAATTAATTCTCCACCAAGAACAGGAAACTCATTAATATCTCCTAATTCATAAACTCTATTTGTATCTGTTGTTAATTTAACCATGATTTTTTCTTATTTATTGTTTGATAAAATTCTTACCTGACCGCTTTCATTTGCTTTGGCAAAAGCGTGGTATGCGTCAAAATCCTCACCAAATTCAGCTCGAATTTTAGCATTAGATTCCCATATTGATTTGGCTCTGGTTTCAAGAGGTGCATCTTTTGGAATTTGTTTTTCTCCTGAGTCAGATTTATCAATATTTGGTTCAATTTTAGGGATTTCTGCTTCTGCCTTTTTTGTATTAGCCAAATAATCTGAAGCTTTGTTTTTTTCTGCTGCGATGATTTTTAGAGCTAATTTTTCAGCAGTAATTGATCCGTCTTTTTTAGCTTCCTCAATTAAATCTTCATGACCAGGTAAAGCAGCCGATTCAATAGCAAGTATTCGATCTCGCTCTTGTTTTTTGCCAGCTTCAACACCTTCATTGAAAGCTGATTTTTTAATATCTTCTGATACTTCCTGTATAATATCTTTGGTAACATCAGGAAATTCTTTTTTGATATAATCGGCAGTTATTTCCTTTTTGGAAATATCTGCGTTAGTTTGATTTTCTTTATTGCTCATAATCTGATTATTTATTGTTATTGATTGATTTTGTTGATTTAATAGACCCAAAACTTCTTCATAAGTTCCAAGTGCGTCAGCCATATTTCGCTTAACGGCCTGCCTACCAATTACTACGCCACCACCTCCAAAATCTGCTTTGATAATTTCTGGTGTAATAGATCGATATTTGGCAATGGATTCAATGAAAGTAGATTCTAGATCATCAAGTTCTCGCCGAATTTCTGCTAAACCTTCCTTAGTTTTAGGATCAGGTCTTTTTAAATTGGCATTACTTGAAACGATCTCGATATTTTTATAGCCATCCATATCAGGTTGTTCTTGAACTGGAATTGTTGTTACAACTCCAATTGATCCAACCAAAGCTGATGGATTAACAAATATCTTCTCAGTGGCGCTTGCTAACCAATAAGCAGCGGATGATCCATTTCTGCCAATATAGGAATAAATTGGCTTTTTTGATCTTCCTTTAAAAATCATCTCGGCCATTTCATAAGGGCCAACAGCAACACCACCAGGAGAATCAATATCTAAAAGAATTGAAGTCACCTCGTTGTTATTTAAAGCCTCACTAAAATCCTTGGCTAAATCTTCTAGTGAAGTTCCACCAGCAAATAGACTAAAAAGAGTTGTTCTGGCTGTTATTACTCCATGGACTGGAATAATTGCTGTGCCATCTCTAATTGAAACCGATCTGCTATTGTTTAGCGGTTTTTCTGATCTGGTAGAAAGCGATTCTTTTGATATAGCTTTCAAATAATCAGGTTCAATCGCCCAATATTTACCTATTTTAAAAAGGTCATTCATCTGCTTTTTCTAAATTGATATTGTCTTGTTTTGCTTGATTACTAATGCCAGCTTCCTGCTTTAAGGAATGTTCCTTTAAAATTTGTGGATATTTTCTTTCCCAATCGCCACCAGTTAAAATGGCGGTTTCTTCAGCTAGAGTAGAAATACCCATATTTACACGAAGCTCTGCTGCTTTAACTTCTTTTAGCTGATCAATTTGACCTCTTGGTGGGCCAATCCACTGAGCTCCTAAATAAGCATTTTTAATTATTGGATTATTAAAAAATCCTGGCGCTTTAAGTAAGCCTTTAGCAATAGCTTCACTAATTACCATTTCATAAACTGGTTGGCATAATTGTATTGCTAGCCAACTTCTCCTTGATGAAAAAAATTTCCATGCTTCAACAAGAGCTGCCTGCGCTGCTGAATAGCTTGCTGTAAAATGTTTGATTAAAATTTCAAAAGGCAGTTCTAAAGCTACGCCAACTTGCCTTAATATCGCTTGCACAAAAGGATCAAATGCTTGATTTGGTCTTTTAGGATCAGCGATTTCAATATTTTCATTGGGTTGCAAATCAAGAATTGCACCTGGTGCTAATTTATAATCTCCATCATTTCTCGAACCTCCCACTTCATCCAAAGGGGTCATTGGTGATAAACCTTCCTCATCTTCTGATTTAACAAAAACAGTAAACATGGCTGATATTACTGCTGACATAATTTCTGCTTCAGTGTAACGATCTAATTGCTTTAAGCTTTCAATAACTGGTGCTAGATAAGGAACTCCTCTGGTGAGTCCTGGTCTGATTCGATTAAAAATATGAAATACCTGTCTATTATCGTATTTATCAAAGGCAGGGATTTTTACATATTTTTTACTTTTCTCAGATTGGTAATCATCTGGATGCTGATTGCAAATATGGTAAGCAATTGGCGCTCCATTTTTATCAACCTCAACTCCAGCAATTAGTTTTTCTGTATTAGTTTTATAATCAGGATTTGAAACTCGATCTGCTTCAACTAACTGTAAACTAAGATCAATTAACTTATTTGACCTAGGGACAGTTCTTTTAATGATAAAAATATCACCACTTTCAAGAACTGATCTTAAAATCAAATTCTGAATTTCAGAAAATGTCTGACTTCTGGTAATATCACAATCTGTATTTTCTGCCCAATTTCTAAAAATTCGCTCAGCATTTCTTTCAAATTTATCAAACTCAGATTCATCTTTAAAAAATGGCTTTAAAACTTCACGATCAATATGAGATTGAACTTTTAAGCCAGTTCCAACCACATTGGTGACCACTGTATTAACTGCGCCACAAGCAAGAGGTGCATTTCTAATTAAATCACGAGATCTTTCTCGAAGTGCTGGCAAATCAGGCAATGTCACATTATCAGCAGATCCATCAGTGATATCCCAACTTTTGGTTTGCCTTCTATCACGCCTTGCACCAACATATCCTCCAGCAATAGAAAGTCTGGCTCTGGCTTCTAATCTTTTTAAACCTTTTTCAGGGCTAAAATAAGATATGGTTTTATCTAACCAGTTATCAGAAATTCTTAATTTTTTGCTCATGTTGGGGTTATTCCTCTTATTCTAATTCCGCCTCGTTTTTTTCTTTTAATTTGAACCAAAAGCCTTTTTTCTCTTGTTTCCAAAATTGCCAAATCTGCCTTTTTAACTCTTTGGCCATTATAGCTTGCTTCCTGAGCATTATTTAAAACATCAGATATGGCTTGCTGTACTTCCGTTAATTGTTCTTCTAAAGATTTCATGAGGTTTAATTTATTCCTTTGCTTCGAACTCGTCTTGTTCGTGAAACTTTGGTAGTTTTTTGACTTTGAATGTCAGGCTCAGATTCACGAAGAGGAATTTCTGCTAATTTCTGGGCAAGCTTGTTTAAATCTAATTTCCAATTTCTAACCAAACCACGAAGTGCTGCAAAAGCATAAACTCTACAATCTAACCCTTCAGTTGCTTGACCTTCCTTCCTTGGTTGCCATGATCTAACTGGTCTACCTTTAACATATTTGGTTTTTACAACCTCACTTGTTATTTGGTTAAACCATTCTTGATCTCGCTCAATTGGAAAATGCCAATAACCAGCTCCTGATTTCTCAATTCGAAGCCTTTGCATCAGAGTTTCTTTGGCATCATTTACACCAATTACATAAACTGGTTTTTTGAGTCGTTTATTTTGACTTGCTCTTACTGGCCATATTGGAACGCCATTGCCATTAGAACTTCCTTTTATGGCAAAGATTCTTTTATGTTTTCTCTCATCACAATAATTGATGACATGATCAGTATAATGACCGCCAGAATCCACCGCCACAGCAGTAATTGGAAAATTACCAAGATTCCTTGAATGAATGAATGTGTGATTTAAAATCTTATCCAAATCACTCCATAAATCAGGAGTTGATGGATCGCCATATATCACTTGATAATCAAGCGACCAAGATTCTTCATCTTTTCCCCAGCCAACAATTTCTAATTCTAATCTATTATCCTGAACATCAACACCAGCTGTAATTATAGCTACATCTTTTGGTAAATATTTGCCAAAATTTTCTCTTCTTTTTAATAATCCTGTTGAATCAATAGCCTCACCAGACATATCTTCCCAAGTCTCAGCGAGTTTGGTATTTGTCCAAACTTGAAGCCTTGGTGGGTCTTTATGAACCTCACTAAATTCCTTGGCAATATCTCCCCAACTTACCCAGCCATGAGGCGAGTAAAGGGAAGATAAATGAAAAGATACGACTTTTTTATCAGCATTACTCGCAGTTGCTATCCATTTACCATTTTTTAATACTTCTGCCTTTTGATGATCCTGCCAATGTGATTTGCATTTTTTGCACTCATAATAGGCGTTTTCTGGATCACCTTTTGGCCATTTAACATTTTGCCATTTTAATATTTGAAACTCACCACAATCAGGGCAAGGAACATAATAATATCTTTGATCTCCCTCTAAAAATGCAGTTTCAATCCGACTATAATTTTTAATAGTCGGAGTTGAGATCATGAATATTTTCCTATTAGAAAATGTAGCAGTCCTTTGAATTGCCAAATTTACAGGATCACCTTCAGATGCTGCGTCATCAGGATAGCCGTCAATTTCATCTAGAAATAGATATCTAATTGGCATTGATCTTAGACCAACGGCAGAATTAGCTCCAGTTAAAATTAAAACTCCACCAGGAAATTCCTTCATCAGCATTGTATTTCCAGAATCTCTTGATCTTGGATCATTGACCTTATCTTTTAAAGCTGGGCAATTTTCAATTGCAGGATCAATCCTCATTTTTGAGGTTCTCTTGGCAGTTTCTACTGTGGGATTAACAATTAACATCGGCCCTGGGGCATGATGAATTACAAATCCCATCCAGTTATTGCCACATTCTGTACCACCAATTTGTGCTCCCTTCATGAAAATTACTTTTTCACAAGGGTTGCTTGGTGATAGACAATCCATGATCTCCTTTAAATAAGGAGTGCGATCAGTTCTCCACGGGCCAGGCTCACTTGAAGAAATTGAAGTTAAAATACGATGATGATCTGCCCACTCAGAGATATTAAAATTTGGATCTGGTTTTAATCCTGCTCTAAAGCTCTTAAGGTATAGATCATCATACATCATTTTTAGATAATTCTTCTAAAGCTTTAACTATTTCTGTTTTTAAAATTTCCTTCATCTCGAA